CCATGATTCCTCACATTGGAACGTGTGTTGCCCTTGGATTAGGGAAACATTATGATAAAAAACAATGTGCGACTATCAATTTGTCGGATGCTTTTCAAGATAAGATCACTTGTGAGACTGAAACCATTCATGTTGATGAAATTTCACCAACTAAGAGTGAATTCAACACTGTTGTTAATTCGACAGTGAATCTTAGTCTCAGTCTGGTCGGGAACACCCCTTTCCAACCGGTTAGGTCTGACCTTGATAGCAAGTCGAGCGTGGTTGCAAGACATTATTTGACCACGATGGCATCCAACACCGAAACTCCACTCATGAATCTGATGTCCGATCCAGAAGCCTTCTTTCGAAGGTATCCTGTGATTTGGGTGCGGCTAAAAGAGGAGTATCAAAGCTCCAAAGGTCGTTTAAATGACGACCATCCTGATTTTCAAGATTGTGAGTACCCTGATGCTTGGATCTTCGATGTTTATGAGATCATACTCGACCCGAGAACCGGAAAGAAGATGCGTCATTACTTCAAGTTTAAAGATCTCAATGGATCGATGCGCACAACCCAGGATATTGGAATCCGAGATTTCGAAGAATTCCTCATTCGTCGATCTGAAGCCCATGCTAAGAAAGAAAGATTGAAATTGATGAGAAATATGGAGAAGGCTGACCATAAACCCTGTCTCATATGCAAGAGTTTAATAACATGCAAATGTGAGAACAGTAGTACGTGTGTTCTAACACAGCCGAAACCAGTGTTGTCAGACGATGACATGTCCCTTCTGGGACGTTCTGTAGTGACTTCCCCCTCCTGGGTTGACCCATCACCAAAATTTGTCAATCCATTTGGTCCTTCTATCATTGGACCTCAGATACCAATATTTGGTGTCAAACCCGAAGCTGGTCTTGGTGACACATTGATTCGCATGACTTACAAAAGTACTATGCAATCACTGTCCAGATGGACCCGCCCAATTTCATGGTTGAATGATTTCCTCCGATTGGACTGTGCTTTAACAGGCATGGCTGACGGAGAGCTTCTTAAAGAATTGAACCATGTGACAGACTGGATGATGTGTCATGCATTAGCCGCAGTGCCCGAAAAGGTAAGCCAACATCGGTTTTTCAGATATTTTCAAGATAAACTGATGTGGTGTGTTGCTGGTCAAGACCAACAAATAGTTCCCCCTGGAGTGATGCTCAAGAGGGCAATTGTTGTTGGATCAATAACAGCGAGCCTCACTTTTGCTGCGTTAAGTCGTAACATGGAAGCGCTCTTTGTCTTTCACCTGACTGCACTGGGTCGGTACTTTCATTCTTACATCAAAGACAGTTACCGAAAACGTTTTGTAAAACCAGCTCCATTGAAGGAGTATAAATCTGATAATCGGATCCTATGGGAAAGTATGAAAAATGCTTTCAGGGCCAAACCCAAATTAGATTTGTCTCCTCCTATTTCCCCTGTACGAGGAACAGTGCTGACGACATCACTTATTGTCGGCGCTACTTGTGGCACCATATTTTACGGTGTACAACTCTTTCGTGCGGCCATTGGGGCTCCTACTCGTTTCGCTGCAATGCAGAGGAGAATCCATGAGAGCAAGGCCCTTCAACAGAGCCTTTGGCAACAAGCATTAGCTGACCCAACCAATTTTCAATCTGGTATGGTCACTGTTGCTGGCGTTGCTGGCGTTGTGTTGACAGGTTTGGTGATGTGGAACACTTGGAGGAAGAATAACCCAAGTGCCTACGAGCCCAACAAAGAAGCCATTGATGGCGAACTGAGGAAGAATACTTGGTTCGATGCTTTTAGTTTATTCAAACCCAAACTACAGGAACCAGCCGTGAAGAACAACAGACAGCCAAAACACTGCATTGATATAGTGCAGGGTAATGTGGTGACGATTAACAAAATCGGTACTACGCATAATTGTCGTGGAACTTTCATGCGCACTGGTATATTGGTGATGCCGCAACATCTTTTCCATGAAAATATGGATCATTCTGCTCCGATGCTCG